AAACTTTGATATTGTTGCATAAACGATATTTTTTCTTTTTGTGTTTTTAATCTATCTAATTCTTCACAAACTTCATGTGGTAATAAATATTTACTTAAGGGTTTTTTTCTTTCCATAATTTTCTCCTAAAACCATTTTAATGCTAAATAACAAGCCATGAATACTCCTGCTATTCCACTTATTATAAGAAACTCAGCCATTCTTAAAATCTCCAACACACTCAACTAACTGACTACATCTTCTTGTAATCAAATAATTAAGTATCTTCATATTTGTTTTCTTCGGTTGACTTTCATAATTATCAATGATTTCACTATATATGTTTTCGGGTATTTTGTCAAGATTAATCATCTTTTCATTTCTATGATAGTTGCGTAACTCTTGACTTGTCATAACAGATTCTAAATCATTTAAGTTTTCCAACCAAAGAGATATTTTTTTCTTTGAGAGTGGTGTTTGTCTTTTTTCACTTACAAAGGTATCGTCATCACTAAGAACATTTGGTACGCCATCTCCACTATCACCTTTGAAAATATGCTCGTAAAGATATTCATTAGGATTTTCGTGTGCAATAAACTTCTTAGTAAGTGGTGACCATTGTTCTACATTTTTATATTTTTGTAGCTGTACAAAATCTTTATCAGATGATACGATCATTACAGGCTCATGTTTACCAAACTCTTGTGTGTTTCTAATGAGAGTTGCAATAATATCATCTGCCTCAGCATTTGGGTGACATATTACTTTATATGGCATGTGTTCATCAAGTTCTTCTCTAACTTTTGTAAACACTTTAAAAACTTGCTCCCAGTCTACGTCACTGGAATCTCGATTCTTTTTTCTTCTTGCCTTGTATTCTGCAAAATAGTCTTTTCTCCAAGATCGACCATCACATGCAATAATCATTTCACCATACTTGTCTCTATACTTAAGATTATTCATTCGAATAGAGTTTAGTATAAAATGTCTAAGAAGTCCTTCTTCAGAACTCGATCCGCGAGCAAAGAAAGAAGACATACATATAGCGCTGTAATCTAATATAATCATACATATATAGTATCACACTGAGTAAAAATGTCAAGTCTTTTTATGGATAACATGCATAAGAAGATACAACATATTTAAAAGAATCTTTTGGTGGCTCACCTTTGTGAGGGAATAGAAAGTTTGGTGGAAAACACGCGACTCTACCTTTTATTGGTTTAATTTTATAAGGTTTTCCTGTTCCAATATCAAAGCTAGTTTCACCACCTTCAGGCACATCGTTTAGATACCAAAACATTACTACCATTCTTTGAGATGATTTTACATCAGCAGAATCTAAATGCCAATCAAATATGCCATAGTTAGGATCATATCTTTTGATTCTTGGTGCTTCGAATCTTTTAGTTTCAGGTAACCACTGCCCTGTATCAGCACGATATAACGAAAGAGCTTTTTGCATATACTTATGCATTTCCATTGTAATTGATTTCCACTTCGTATCGTTCTTCATCATTTCATGCATATTAACTTCTATAAAATTAAATGTTTCATTTTTACGATGAACACGTCTAGATTCAGGACTTTCGTCTAATTTTTCACATAACTTTCTACACATATCATCGGGTAGAATATTATCATAGTATTTTATATAATCTTTTAATTTATCTCTTGCCATAATTATTTTCCATTTTTTATTAAATGATTTAAATGTCTTCGGTGAATCTTACCGCCAACAAATGCATTATAGTATTTTTTTGGTTTAAGTAAGACATCATTGTCAAGCTGTTCTTTCATTTCATAGTAAGACATTTCACCAAGCGTCTTACAAAGTCTAAGGATTCTTCTTTTGAAACGCCACTCACCCGTATTTTCCACGAGCTCTTTGACGACTTCAGATGAACCATAATATGATTTCCAATCGGATTCTTTGAGTGATCTTCTTTTATTCTTCTTACCTTTGAGTGGTGGTCGAGTAACTTTAGACCAGAATTTTTTCTTGCCAATATATGTCATCTTGGCTTCTGTATCGTATATCTCGTAAACAAATCCGATATAATCTTCAATCATATCAGTATTGAAAGGTTTATTATTATAAGTCCATTCACTCACTTAGTAATTTTTTCCATCTTGTGTAATCATTGATAATACCTTTATAAGGTTTATCTTGTTTAAATATTTTCATTATCTCACAATGTTCATGCTCATTAGTAGGCCATTCATGTATATTATCTTTATCAAACATAATGACAGTATAACTTTGTGTTCGTGTTCTCTTTCTTCTTATACTTACCATAGTTTTAATAAAAGAATAGCAAGTCCAACTGCTATAGCATACATGCTAATAATCCATAGAATTGTTTTTCCTATTGAATTCATACATCTATTTATTCAAATTCTTCTGTGTAAATTTCTGTGTCACCAGTAATAGGTGCACCGCAGTTAGGACAGAAAGATGGAGTCATCATATAGTCATCATCATCTTGGTGCCAAAGTACAGTAAATGTTGTATTACATGAATTACAATGTAATGTTTCTTCGTCCATTATCCCTCACAGCTTGAACAGGTAAGTAAGTTTCTACTCAACTCTTGAGCAGGATTAGTTCCTCTATGATAGTATAGAGTCTTAACACCAAGTTCCCAAGCTTCAATTAAAAGTTTATTTATATCTCGTGGTGGAGTAGAAGGGTGTATCATAAGATTCAGTGATTGTGATTGATCAATATGTTTCTGTCTTGATGCAGCTTGTACGATAATATCTTTTTGTGATATTTCACCAAAGGTTTTAAATACAGCTTTCTCTTCATCAGATAAAAACATAAGATGTTGCACAGAACCGCCGGTTACAAGAATAGACTTCCATACTTCTTTTGTGTCGTTTCCTTTTTCTTGTAGTAGTTCTTTTAGGTATGGATTTTTATAGGTAAACTTACCTTTTGCTAAATCTTTCACAAAATAATTAGAGTTCAATGGTTCGATACTTGGAGATACTTGACCTAATATAAAACTAGATGATGTAGTAGGAGCTATAGCCATAGTAGTTACGTTTCTCATACCATAACCTTCAAGTAAATCTGGCTCTCCATATATCTCAGCCATTTCTTTAGAAGCTTCTTGAGATTTTTCTTTAATTAGTTTGTGTATTTCTATATTCACCATGTTAGCTTCAAATGATTCAAAAGCTATCATCTTACTTTGTAAATACGAATGCCAACCTAAAACACCTATACCTAATGCTCTTTGTGTCTTAGCAAAGTGTAATGGTCTTTTCATAAACGATATGAGTTCTGCTTTCTTAATAAACTCTGTCATAACAGCATCTAGAAAATATGTTAGTGTTTCAACTGCATCTGTATCTTTCCACTCATCATAGTGTAATAGATTCATAGATGATAAGTCACAAACAAATGATTCACCTATGCCTGTTGATAAACAAATCTCTGAACAAAGGTTTGAGTTATTAATACGAATCTTTTTATCTCGGTATACCTTTGGTGATTTTTTATTCACCGTATCACTAAACATAATGTAAGGATAGCCTGACTCAAATCTTTTCTTGATTATCTTACCCCATATTCTACGTTTCTCTTTGTCACCATCAATCATTTCTTTCATCCACTTGTCACCAACTGTGACACCGAATGACATACTCTGAATAGCATGGCCTTCATCTCTAATCTGAAGAAACTCTTCTACATCTGGGTGTTCTATAGGAAGATATGCAGCAAAAGAACCACGCCTTACATTTGATTGTGATACTACATTAGTAACTGTTTCGAATAGTTCCATGAAGTGAGGTGGGCCATTTGAATTACCGCCCGATGATATAGTAGCTCCTCTTGGTCTTATTGCCCCAAAGTAAGCTGATGTACCACCACCCATCTTTGACATCATACCAACTTCTGATACTGTGTATAGAATCTCTTCCATTGTATCATCGATGTATGAACCGAAACAAGATATAGGTAAACCTCTTTCTTTACCAAAGTTTGCCCATATAGGAGAAGCTAGTGAATACCAACCTCTTGACATATAGTCTTCGAACTTATCTCGAAAACCTTCTTTATTTAAAATCTTTTGTGCTG